CGGTACTGCGAGTAACTGATGTGAGTCAGAGTCATGACTCGATTGTATCAGCCTTCGGGTTCCGGTTCCTCTTGCGGGGAGCTCGAGTCCTCTCCCTCTCTCTCCCCCGCTCTCGTTCGCAGTCTCTGCATCGTCGGGACCTGGCATCAGCCCTCAAGGCCCAGTTTTTGTGTCCCTTGTGGCACTTCTCCTTAGGGGGGCGAAGCTTGGATGGATCCTTCACTCCTCCCGCTCCGGTACCTGCGTTAGGGAGTTCAGGCTTAGGGCGTTGACTGTCCGGGAACAGCCCCTCAGGGGGCTGTCCACCACGAGTGGTCCAGTATCTATCCAGTGCATTGGAGTTGTCCTTGCAGGCCTGCCTTACAGGGCAGGCTGCACACACCCTGAGTCCCTTGGAGATCAACAGTTCCTGGTACTCACGAGTAACTTCTTCCGAGTCACTCAGTTCAAACAGGTGAGTCGGCAGTCCATTGCAGGAGGCTTCGTCCCTCCACTGTTCGTACTCGATACGAGCCCCCTTCAGGGGGGCTCTGTAGATGTAAGTAGTACTAGCCACCGTGTCTCCTGTCTAGGCGCATCGTGGAGTACCTTGAAGCTCACTCCCTGGGGGTCGTGGCTTCGATCTCACTGTTTGCGCTAGGTACCTATTAGTACTATGCCCCGAGATCCGAGACCTCAAACATGTTTTCAGATGTGGCCTGCATCACGGTGCTCACCAGCAGGTCCAGCAGCAGTTCATCCACCTGCTCATCCGTGAGGGACATGATCAGCTTGCCGATGTTCACTTCCATGGACTTCCCCTCAGAATTTTTTGGGGTATGTGACCTGCGTCACATGGCCCACTGGCGTAGCCGAGTGGCCTCAACCACCTCGATTTCCTCGTGGTAGTTGTCCCACACGACTGCCATCCACACGCCGTCCACCTGCAGTACGTTGATCAGCGTTGCGCCCCACGCCTTGTCGGGATCTGTCTGGCACTGCACGCTGACAGTCATCTTCCGCATGTCACTCCTCACCTTCCTGTGTTACGGCCTGCCCGGTCATCCAACGCTTCCGTAGGTACCCGGCATGCAGCTCGATCGTGCGGCGTAGCACGTAGGACACATCGCGGTCACCGTAGTGCGCGAGTAGTACGTTCAGGTCCTTCGCGAACTGTTCAGTCACCTTCACGGTGACCTGCTTCTTGTCCCGCATGTCCGGATGTGTCATACAGTGATCCTCTCATGGTAGTATGGGGTCATGCCAAAGACGCGCTCGACACTCATCATTCCGGATGTTCAGTATCCGTATCACGACTCGGTAGTACTCGAGAAGGTACTACGTATCGCGGAGCGATACCAGCCCGACCAGATCGTACAGATCGGGGATGGCATCGACTTTCCTCAGGTATCACAGTGGTCCAAGGGTACTGCGGGCGAGTATGCCGACACCCTACAGGAGCACATAGACGGCTACCGGGCTGACTTTCTTGTGCCACTTAGGGAGGCGGCGGAACAGGCGAAGATCGTCTGGATCGAGGGTAACCATGACCTGCGTCTCCGGGAGTTCGTGAAGAAATATGCTGCGCCACTCACCAACCTCCGGGCGCTCGAAGTAGAGTCCCTGTTTGCCCTCGACGACCTGGACATCAGCTACGAACGTGGACCGCTCCGTGTAGCCACCAATACGCTGGTAGTACACGGCCACGAGTCGGGCGGGTACTGCGCCAGTGCCAGCGCCTGGGATGCCAAATTCTCCAAGCGTTACGGCAGTGAGAAAAATGTGATCTTCGGTCATACTCACCAGCCTTTCCTGATCACCCGAGCGTTCGGCTACTCGGGACGTGTGTCACCCAGGTTCACGATGAACGTGGGAAGCTTGATGGATCCCGTGGCTGCGACGTACGTGAAGGACGGAGCCGTGTCCTGGCAGCAGTCATTCGCATGGCTGGAGGACGACGGGAAGAGGGTGTGGCCCGAGCTGGTTACACTAGTGGACCGACTGGGTTACTTCAAGGGCGAGCGTCTGTGAACGGAGAGCAGAACTGTCTGTGCCACCCGGAGTATGGAGCCTGGTGGTGGGACTACTGCGAGGATCACGACACCTTTTGCTTTGAGATCAAGTGCCCGATTCACTATGAGGAGAACTGATGTTGGACTGGACGAGACTGACGCCCGCAGTCGACCGAGCTGCGAGCATCGCTGCTTCCAACTTCCCTGCACACCACGACGTCTCCGACATCAAACAGGAGATCTGGGTGTGGATCATGGAGAACAAGAACACCGTCACCAGAATCCTCGCTGAGGAAGATGGGCCGGACCGGCTCGCAGCGCACCTGACTAAGGTGGCGCAGGGCGCCTTCAAGAAGGAGGACGCGGCGGTGTACGGCTACAGCGAAGAGGACAGGTTCTACTACTCGGTCGACCTGATCAAGAGCATCCTGGAAGTGGTCTTCTCTTACGAGGACTGGCAGTCGTTCGCGATGAGCCAGGACACTCAGCCGAAGGCTAAGGCGAACCCAGCTCACGGAGGCAACAACCTTGCCTCGTACGCCGACGTCAAGTCGGCGGTAGAGAAGCTCCCAGAAGACCATTACAACCTCATCGTGTGGCGATACAAGTACCAGTACACGTTCGAGCAGATCGCCCTTGAGACGGGGACCTACCGACAGGCAGCACGAGAACGCCACGAGGCCGCTGTGAGGGCCATTCAGGCCCTGCTTGGGGAGCAGCCCCTCACGGACCTTCGTAGAGGCTTCAGCGGGCGCACAGAGGCTTCTGGTAACTCGGCAGCTCTGGCCCGTACGGAGCGGGACTACGAGGGGTGAGTGGGTGTGACGGAGTCGAACCGTTAGACGTGCGTCACCTCCTTGCGAGAGGCGCCGATACCGATCGGCTTCACACCCTAGGGGCCCAGCCTTACCGGCTGGGCCTTTCTGCTACTTGAGGATCACGCTCCCGACGAACAGGCCGACAAGATAGCAGGTGACGCCATAGAGCGGCACCATGAACCACCTATTCACTTCTTCACCTCGCGCTGGAGTCGGCGGATCGCATTCTCACGCAGGATGTTGCCGATCGACAGACAGAGAATGGCCATCCACTGAATCGAGTCGGTGATGCTCACGTTCACTCCTCTCCGGACCACGCACGGAGCGCGTCATCCGCATCGATATCGTCTTCCACCATGTACTCGATAGCATCCTGAAGACGCTTCGCCCGGTCACGCCAGTGCACAGCGGTACCCACCACGCCTGCCAGAAGCAGGCCACTCACGAACGTCAGGGTGTTAGGCCTCACCACTCACCGCTCCCCTTGATCTCTCGCTTGTAGTACTGGACCAGGTTCTTGTTGGAGTCCACGTTCAGGATACCCGACTTCAGGTCCTCCAAGAGGACGCACGCGGGGGCGGTGGCGATGATCTCGAACACGTGCTCGCGCTGATGCTGAGACACCTGGTCACCGACAGACCAGTCCGGATTGGACCAGGCCTCATCGATCTCAGCGTCGGTCATCTCGAGCATCTTGCCCTTGCCGTCAACCTCAACGCGACGCTTCGGCCGGAACTCCTCACAGTAGTCCCACGTCGGTGGGGACAGAGGGCCGAGCCAGCCGTACGAAGAGGTCTCGTGGACGATCCACACCCTCCCCGCCTGATCGTCGAGCCACGCGACTCGACGTACCTTGCCGTCGTACGGGCCCTTGAGCAGCATGCCTACCCTAAGGGGCGTGGCAGGCTTCCTGACGGCACCGAGGAGCATCTCATGGAACCCGTCGACAATCTCAGCAGCGATCTCCTTGAGAGATCGCCCCTCGTTGCGGTCGGTGTCCAGGAAGCGCATAACCTCGTCGATCTGCTGATTACGGCCTGGAAGGGACAATCGCCACCACCTCCTTGGAGATCTTGTAACCGACGACGGCCACCAGGTCGACCTCGTATACCCATGCAGCGAGGTCGGAGCCCTTGACGTACGACTTGGCGTACGACTTGGCGTCACCCTCGGGGTCGGAACCTCCGGCGCACACCTCGATGACGTTCCCGTCCATGAGGGCGTACCGAGCGCTAGGCGACTTGGACGCTACGTAGACTTTCACTACCTCTCCTTCCGCTTGCTGCGGACTGGCCAGCACAGAGCGAAGAAACCTCATCATCGGCGTCCACTCCTAGAGGCGTGCCTACTTATTTTTCGGCAACTCTGTGCTGACTAGACCGCCACCACCCGGAGGTGGTGGACGGATGGATGGATCAATGGTCAACCGGCTCGATGGTGACAGTGATCCTGTACACCTTCCAGCTACCCGAACCGTAGTAGTTGATGAACTCGGGGGTGTCGGAGAACTCTGACCCTCCGTTCTCCTTCAGCTCATCGAACACGCTGGAAGCGGAGTAGTCCCGTGTGTATGAGACTGCTTCCAGACGATCGGGCATGTCAGACTTCCAGGCCATCAGGATCCCTTCTTGACCATCACGGCGCCAGCGCGCCGTGTGGCCTTACGGGTGGACTGATCTACTGCGAACCACCATGCCCGACTGTTCCACACTCCAAGCTGGAGCCGGGCGAACTTGACCGTCTGCTTAGACGTCATAGCAGTCTGCTTCCATCTTGAACGGGTCGGCGTACAGTTCCCGGACGTACAAGTCGTTGCACGTCGGGGAGCAGATCACTTCGGGGCTTTCGAACATCTCGCCCCCACAGATGATGCACTTGGTATCGTCTGCCCAGTTCACCTTACGAAACATGACGTTCCCTTTCTACGGGCACTTGCGTGCCAGCGAGCGGGGGAGGAGTTGCACCCCCCAGAGGGCTTGATTACCCACCGCCCTGCCTTACCTACCGGTCGAGGTCTTTCAGGGCGCTACGAAGGGCTTCACCCCACGTGTTCCCATCATCCTGGGCGCTCTGCGCCGAATTGAGCGCAGAGAATGTCCACCAGGAACCCTCGACGACCCCCTCGTGCACCAACTGGTCCAGCAGCTCGTAGGCCGGGACGCCGCCAAAGCGAGCGTCCGCCCTTTCCAGCCGCTCGATGCTCACGCCGAGACCGGCGAGGAACTGACCCACAATGCAGTCAGGCTTGCCCTCGTGAACGTAGACGCACTTGGTGCCCGCAGTGTCCGGACGCTGGGTATAGACGAAGTCCTCACCAGCCGCATCGACAAGGGTCTGAAGGCCCGTGCGAACAGCGTTGTCGGTGACCTGGATCATAGCGATTCCCCTTTGAACAGAAGCGCCCTTACGGCGCTTCCCGTGGGTGTCCTGGACTCGAACCAGGATGTATGCCGTTCACCCTACCGCTGTCCTACCAACTTTCGGTCCAGTCGGTCCGGAAGGGGTTCAGCTCCGGACCGGCATCGGAGTAGTTCACGTACATGTACTCTCCGACCATCTCGGAGGTTGTCTCGTACTCCTTCTTGGCGTCCTCGATCTTTTCGATCACTCGCAGCCGAGTCCTGCCGGACGACACAAAGTCGTCCACGAAGATCCAACGCTTGCCGAGCTCGCCGAGCAGACGACCCTTGCCGTGATGGCTGTCGTCGGTCTCCTTGCGGATCAACACGAACTTCTTGCCCATCGCGAGGGCCAGGGCGGGGATGACAACGCTGCCCGAAAAGCCAGTACCGACCAGCGTGTCAAAATCCACGTCGCGGAGTCGGTCTGCGGCTGTCTCGATCACCTCTTCCAGGTTGAAAAGGGCTCTGTCCATGTAGTACGTGTTGAACCGGGCCATCACGACTCCCCTTCAGGAGCGTCCCTGTGACGCTCCCCGCGAGTGCCGGGGACTCGAACCCCGGAGTGTGCCGCTCACCCTTACTTGCTCCAGTCGCACGCCATCTGGACGAACATCCATCCGAAGATCAGTGCGAGAAAGATGTTCTCACTCACCGTACGCATCCTCACGCTGGCAGTCCTCGAACGGCTCACACTCGGCCTCTTCGCACTCCCAGCACATCGCTCCGGCCACGCCTATAGCGGTCTCGAAGCAGTCCCGGCATGCGCACGGCCGGTATCCACTCTCCGGGGCCTTGTGCACCACCGACACATCGGTGATACGACCGGCGGGAGTGAGGACCACCGACACGGCCTTGCCGACGACGTGCGAACCGATCCAGTGGGAAATGGACCGGTTCACCGACGTCCGGTTGGACGTGCCATCCTCGAACGTGATCAGCCAGTTCGGATTGCCCAGCATCGAGTTGTTGAGACGCTCGACATTGGAGACAATGCCGTCCTTGACGATGACTTTGCTCATGTCCACTCCCTTTGTCTTACCACTTGCGTGGCACCCTCACCCTTGCGGGTGAGACGCTCGCAGCCTAAGCCGGTTTAACGTCGCTGCGACGACGGTTAGTTGATGGCATCATCCGGTTCCCAATCGTACGGCTCACGGCCGTACTTCAAACGGTAGGCCGCGTTCAGCCGGTCCGTCTCTCGCCGAGCACTCTCTTCGCTCAGACACACGGAAACGTACGTGCTGTCATGCCCGTACGTGATGACCCAGACGTCCATGAGCTCCACTCTCCTACTTCAAGCGAGCCCTCACGGCTCGCTCAGCGCCCTTCCTGGACTCGAACCAGGATGTATGCCATCAGGGCTGCAATGCTATGGAAGCGTGATGCCGCCATCCTTGAAGGGATGCCAGGGCGTCTCGCGCCAGTCCAGAACGTTGTTGCTGCCGTTCTCGGACGGGCTTGTCTTGCGAACGAAGTGCACGGCGTAGTCGTAACGCCACGCCTCCGTGTAGGGCTCGTACGGCTGGCTGGCATAGAACGTGCCCGTGCCGTCACCGTTGTCCTCGTAGCCACCCTCGAGCCACTGGAGGGCGTCTCGGACCTCATCCTCAAGGTCCTCGTCGTTCTCGTCGCAGTCCACCACAGGGCGGACATCGTTGCGGCTTTCGTGAAGCGTGACGGTAGACCACGATCGGTCGATCCAGCCGTGCTCTTCGATCGCGTCCTCAAGACGGATGGTGTCGGTCTCGGGGTCGAAGTCGGAGTCATCCTCCCACTGCTCCCGAACCTCAGCTTCCGTCTGGCCGGTCATCTCGGCGTACTCCTCCACCGTGGCCTCCCACTTAGCGCGGGAACACGTGATGAAAGCGAAGATGTGTGCCATTGTGTCCACTCCCTTGGTGATCACCATACTTGCGCATGGCACCCCGGCCCCGAAGGGCCGGACGCTCTGGGCCTAAGCCGGTTTAAAGTCGCCCAGACGACTAGTACAGCTCGATCGTGTGCAGCAGCTCCCACTTCCAGCCTGTCCACTTCCGGGCTGTCAGTTGGGCGTACCCATAGGCGGGGCTGACGTCCTTCGTGAACTTGTACAACGTGCCGTTGCGCTTAACGGTGCGCTCGGCGAACTCCAATGTGACCTTGCGGTTCATGTCCGTCCCTCTCTTGCCTGTTCGAGATCATCGAAAGCCTGCTCCCAGGCGTCCATGATCCGCTTGACTTCCCACGGATCCATGCCCAGCCTCTCGGCTGTCAGGATCTCGCTGTCCGTGGGGTGCCCTTCCGGCTGGCTGTTCATCACTCACCCAATCCGGTGCACCGCTTAATGCGGTACCCCTCGTACTGCCCGAAGAAGCCCTCGGCGAAGGCCTCGGCCTCCCAGTAAGTGTCAAAGTCCTCTACGAACAGTTGACGCTGGAGGATGCTCTTGGCTTCCGGGCGGAGTGCGTACAACTCGTACCACACGCTTTGGTCCTGATACTCATTCACGAGAGGCCGCCCTTAAGGCGACTCTCGAACGGATCACGCTCTGCGTAGATCCTCATGCCATCGCCACCTGATAGACCAGGTGGTCAGCGGTGTTGGCGTACCCAGCCAGGGACCACACTTCGTAGTCCAGGTCGGACGCCCATACCGAACCGCCCTCACGGAAGGCCTTGTAGGCCTCCCGGTAATCCCGGTTGGCCTGCTGTGCCTCAAGCAGAGCGGCGTACAGTTCGATGCCCATGATCAGACCTCCACGATTCGGACAGTGTCGGGGCGCTCATCATCCATGATATCCATGGCCGCATCTTGCGCCTCGTACCAGTCGTCGTGAGACGAGACGGTCACCCAGCAGTGGGTGAACACCTGCTGAAGTTCGTACATGATCAGACCTCCACGAAGTACGTGGCGAACAGGTCCGCGTCGAACCAGGCAACCGAGTTGTCCTCGAAGAGGACGGCCCTAGAGCCGTCCTTACGCTGTCCCACCGTGATGCCAACCAGGTTGGTCACGGTGTTCTTGACGTTGATCATCCTGTCCTTCTCTCTCTGCGGAGCCAAGAGGCTACAGGTGAACAGTCTTTCGCCGCCGTTGCTCAACTGAGTACGCAACTGCGCCCCGACCCGAACCTTAGGTATACGGGCTGACGCTTGCATAGCACTCAGGTGAGTACGTGTCGACGAGCATGTCCTCCTGTAGCCGATAGCTCTTACAGGGAATGCCCAGGCGCCCCGAAGGGCGCCTAGACGTTGGACCGTCTGGTGAGCTAGCTCGATGTTCGTGGCACGCATTAAGCCCTGCCCAACGTCCTTGATCCTCGCGTTCGGTGCACACCTTCTCTATGGAAGCAGCAGGGGAGTACCTAGCGGCGGGGAGGACGTTGGCGGACGGCATGAAAGCCGCTAGCGACCGAGTGTCGCTCACCAGACGTCTTACTATTCAGTGCTCCCACCGTCCGGGGCTTGTCCCACAATGCCATCCTCGCCGGTCACGGGTGGGCTGCTTCCGCAGTACTCCACAGATGAGCTTCGAGGCCTGGTGAGGCCGCGTCAGGTGTTCGCACTGTTGAGTTATCAAGGAACGTGGTTCCCAGCACCACCCTGACCCTTGCGGGGTCTTGCGCTTGCTGGCTCTTGCGTGTCCTGCCGTGGTGCTGAGGTCGACCTTGCCCTAGCCTTAGCGGCTTGTCAACCCCTTCGTGAGGGCCCTTACGGTTCCCCTCAGCCCCTTTCGGGGCGATGAGCGCTGCTTACCGGCCACCCTCTCGGGCGACAGTCCGCACTTTGCGTCAGACGCTGTGGGCTTCCAGTCACAGACTGGACGGCGCTTGCCACTCGGGAGCCTTGCTGGCCTCCCTGTCAGTCTCCGGCCCCCGTTCCGGCGGGCCGTTGTGCTGACAACGAGAACATTGGCTGTTTGCTCGAATCTCGTCAAGCATCGCAGGTCAGAGCCCTTGTGAACATCTGCTGTTTGCTTGTGCTGCACCCCGAGCAAACGCCTGATTCCGTAGAAGAATCATGGAACTGGTTCATCGGTGCAGGTCAGCGCCGTAGCGCTGCCCACAGGCGGGGGAAGCAGGGCAGAACGGACACATCGGATAGCTGCAAGGGACAACAGTACAAAGGTTGCTACAGAGCTGGGATGGAACGTCTACTAATGTCCGTTCTTGATTTGCTGTTTGCTGCAAATCCTCACACGTGAGGGTTCTTGGAACGCGCGCGCACGTAGAGGGCCGCAGCCCCCAACTTGTCCGGATCATCCCCAAAGCGAGAGATGCCCGTGTTGCACCCGTTGCACAACAGTCCACGCACACATGCCCCACATGATCCCTTCCTGTCACAGCATGCGTGGAAGGGATCATGTGCGAATGGCTTGTCCTGCTTCACCCCACAGATGGCACACTGTCCGTTTTGCTCCTGATACATACGGTCATAGTCCTCTTGCACCATGTTGTACCGAGCGAGCACGGCCTTACGGGCAGTCTTGTCCCTGTTCGCACGCATGTAGTCACGCATGTACGCGTTGTAGCATTCCTTGCACTTAGCACCATTGGTCCTCGGTGCACCACATGCGCACACTGTGCTAGCCATAGTCCCATCCTCCACATCTAGGCAAACATGTCCCTTTTCACCACGATCTTAACACATTGCCCACGTTAATGTATGTCTGGGCCGCATAGTGGTACACATCTGTGCATCCCTCGCGAATCACCCCCGCGATCCATGTCCTGACATAGTGTATCTATCCACACACGATGGGCAAGCAGGGCGAATCGTACATACCATGGCGGCCTGGGGCATACCGACCCGCCCCTTTTAACTGGGGCTCGACACTGGTTGTGTGAGACCCCATACAATTTTGTCATAAAACTTGACGGGGACAGGAGGACTAGATGTCACTCTGTGTACACCAAGACCCCGGTCTATGGTTACCCTCCGAAGTAGTTTGGTAAAGGTTTGGCAAGATGTCCTTTCGGGAGGCCCATGAAAGCCCTCATACTATAAGTACAGGTTGAACCTGCGAAGCGGTTCGCTGAACAAGCAAGCAAGAGGATGCGCAACCAGCCGACCCACAGGGAGGCTGGAACAGGCGCCTACAGTCTTAAGGACGAGGGCAGGCCCTTGAGGGCCCTGCCTACCCTGGTACTCATCCGTTCCCGGAACCTCCCCCGCTCCAGGACACCAGCCCCCAGGCTGGGGGCCGTAACAGTCAAGCACCAGTCCAAAGGGGAGTCAAGTGGCTAGACCAGTTAACAGGACCACTCGGGAGAAGAAGGACACGATCCTCACTTACCTGAGGAAAGGGATCCCGTTGGCCAAGGCCCTGTCGGACCTTGGCATCACCAAACAAGCTGTCCAGTACTACAAGGAGTCTGACAAGCAGTTTCGTGAGGACTACAAGCGACTGAGTCTCATGGAGTCGGCAGACTCATCCGTTGGCAAAATTGAACTCCCTGACTTCCCCGAGTTCTGCGAGAAATACCTGGACACCAAGCTGTTCAACCACCAGCTCCAGTGGTACGACGTCCTTGAGGGACGTCCCCCTCGTAACCTTCATGAGAACCAGGTGTTCAAACAGGGTGATCCTGGAATGCTCATCGTGAACACGCCGCCTGAGCATGCGAAGAGCACGACGATCACCGTGAACTACGTTACATACCGGGTCTGCCAGGATCCGAACATCCGAGTGATCATCGTGTCCCAGACTCAGGAGATGGCCAAGCGGTTCCTCAGAGCGATCAAGGATCGCCTGGCGGGGGTGAACCCGTCGTACCGCAAGCTCCAGGCCGACTTCGCTCCGGACGGTGGCTTCGATGCCAACTCGGCATCCTGGACCGCTGACAGTATCTACGTGAACGCGGAAGCCCGAGACTCTGGCGAGGCGACGCCTACCGTGCAGGCCCTGGGCATGACCGGTCAGATCTACGGCAACCGTGCTGACCTCATCATCCTCGACGACACAGTGACGGGTAAGAACGCTCATGAGTTCGAGAAGCAGATCGACTGGATCCAGCGGGAGGTCATCAACCGACTCAGCTATCCCGGGGGCACCCTTCTACTGGTGGGAACGCGCCTTGCTCCTGTTGAGCTCTACTCCGAGATCCAGAAGCCAGAGTGGTACGGTCAGGATGAAGAGTCTCCTTGGACGTACCTCACTCAGCCCGCTGTACTTGAGTTTGCAGAGTCACCCGACGACTGGACTGTTCTCGCACCCTGGACCAACCGACCCCCGGTCTCGCTCGGAGCAAGACGACTGGTGGAGGCAGGGCCGGACGGACTCTTCCCCTGGCACTCGGGCAAGGCCCTAGCTAGGCGCCGAGCCACCAGCTCGGCCCAGAACTGGAAGATGGTCTACCAGCAAGAACAGGTGGTCGAGGATGCGATCTTCCCAGCCAACAAGGTTGCTGCGAGCATCGATGGGATGCGTGCCGCAGGCCTCATGTCACCCGGGGCGCCCGGCCATCGCGCACATGGAATGGATGGGCTTTACGTGGTCGGGGGTTTCGACCCTGCCATCACCGGACATGCTGCCGCCGTCGTGCTCGGTGTCGATCGAATGTCAGGTATGCGGTACGTCCTCGACGTATGGACAGCCCCCAATCAGAAGCCGGACGACCTCTTCGACAAGCTGAAGGACTGGACCGTCAAGTACCACATGCACGAGTGGGTCATCGAGAAGAACGCGATGAACCTGATGGTCACGCAGAACCGTGACCTCAGGAACTTCCTCGGTAGCCGTGGCACGATCCTGAAGGAACACTTCACCGGGGCCAACAAGAACGACATCGACTTCGGCGTGGCCTCCATGTCCATGCTGTTCGATGGTGCGCTCGAGGACCGAGGTCTCATCAGGCTTCCCAGTCGCTCGCAGCAGGAGGGCGTTAAGTCCCTCGTCGAGCAGCTCACCACATGGTTCCCACAGTCCAAGGCCAAACAGGACACGGTCATGGCGCTGTGGTTCGCTGAGACCCGGGCACGCGAGATCGTCAACGACATCGAGTCTGTGTTCCATCTCAGCAACGAGTACCAGTCTCCTCGCGACCGCGAGAAGCAGACAACGATAGATCTGGATTACCTCTCGCAGACCGCCGCTTACGGCGGCGGTGGAGAGTTCTGGAACTGACCCAAGGAGGGTACTAAGTCATGGTAGACCTTTGGATGCCTGGAGCTTCTAGGCATGACCTGGGGAACCACGGTGCGATGTCAGGAGGACCGGCACGGGCTACTCACCACATCACTTCGAACTCGAAGGACTGGACGTTCACCAACGAGTACGGCTGGTTCACCGGTGGTGGCGCCGACGTGGCACCCCACATCCTTGCCGATCCCTTCACTGGTCAGATTGCCCAGTTCTTCCCCGCCGACTCCCGCAGCCTCTCGCTCCAGAACGATGGGGCAGTGCGGACCAACCGCACCGGCAAGTACAACATTCAGATCGAGTGGGTCTTCACCGCAGGTGAGACCGTGAATGGCAAGGTGTACCACACGCTTGCCGAGACACCGATGAAGCCTCTTCCCCAGATCATGGCGTGGCTTCGCTCGCTCGGAATCCCGGATGTCTGGCCTGGCGGTGAGCCTACCGGCTTCACTCGCGACACTGTCTCCGAACTGACCTGGCAGGGCAAGGGCGGCCACTACGGCCACAACCAGGTACCCGGAAACTCTCACGTTGATCCGGGCCCGATGGGCAATATCTTCGGGGCTAAGCCCGCACCTGTCCCTGCTCCTCACTACGCGGCCTTCCCTGGCGACAAGTACTTCTTCTACGGCCGGACCTCGAAGCTCGTGACCGAGCTGGGCAAGGCCCTGGTTCGGGCTGGCTACAAGGGATACAAGGTTGGACCGTCGCCGGTCTTTGGGCCGGGCGACCGTAAGGGGATCCAGTGGTTCCAGTCCAACCATAAGGAACTGGCCGGAGATGCCGATGGGCATCTCGGTCCTCTCACGTGGAAGCTGCTCAAGGTGGCTCCGCCCAAGTGATCTAAGGAGGTGACATGGCTAGTCTCGAAAGCATCTTTAACCGTGTCGAGGCACTACGCCGTGCTGCCGCTGATCGTGACCAGAGGCACCGAGACGTCCACGACGTCCGGTCAGGTGACATCGATACCGTCATCCCGGGCTCCATGCCTGAAGCCTGGCCTAAGCCGATCGTGGCGAACCTGATCGACACCAGCGCTCGTGACCTTGCAGAGGTCATGGGCACGATGCCCAGCGTGAACAGCACGACTGGTATCACCACCACCGACAAGGCCAAGAAGTTCGGTGGCAAGAAGACCAAGATCGCGAACTACTACCTCCAGTCGTCCGGCCTTCCGGCCGGGCGTCAGGTTGAGCTTGCCGATCACTACACCACGTACGGTCTAGCGATCTACTCGGTCGAGCCGGACTTCGAGGAGAAGCGTCCTCACATCCGGGTCGAGAACCCGATGGGCGTCTATCCGGACTGTGACATGTTCGGTCGGCTCAAGAGCTACACCAAGGTGTGGCGGGAGGAAGCCATCCACTTGGCCTCCAAGTTCCCC